CGCTTATACCCGAGGGAGTTGTTTGGACTCCACCACCATCACTCAGGCGGTACTAGTACTCACAAGATTATTAGTCCTATGATGCGTAGTATTGTCATATGTCCTGAGATCCGGAAACAACCCTGATTTACAACCAGGGTCCGAGGTTGTACCACTGTGCTACTAGTGCCCTAACTAGCCGAACCTTTACCCTCCCTCTTAGCGTATATTTATTACCGTACGCTAGTGTGAGAAGAGGTTCTGCCTTAAGGGTACCAGCTCGGTTCTTCCTCAGATAAGTTATCTTATCGGAGCCGTTGCCGAGAGCCTTCAGTCGAGCTAGTAATAGCCCTTCTGCTTCAAATGACTGGTTCACACCAGTTTCAACCAGAAGCGTCGCATAGTATCCTTCGATACCATGCGAGGCCCGTGCTGGAGAAGCTTCATCAAAATTAACGATGAAGCCCGTATCACCTAAACCTAACGAGGTACAAAGCCGAAGAGGCTTTGGAATCCGCTGGAAAAGATGGTACCAAGTGCCGCGAAACCTACTACAACAACCGTAATGAGAATTACGGCGATGAGCAAGAGCGCGGACACTATTAGCCAGTTTGTAAACTGATTGTACATTTGAAAGTCTTTCTTTTAGAAAGATAGGCTTACAGTCAACGCCATCAAACCAATGCACCCCGCAGGACTCGCGAAAATATGAGGAGCCGAAGCTCTTATCATTATTAACGCGAAATCCCAAGAATGCACTGAATGATGAGAAGAGGTCATAAGCTTCTACGGGGATAATTACATCATCTCCATAGACACTAACCTCCCCAGAGGGTAACCCCTGGTAATCGCAAACAGCAAGAGCTGCCGCGAAGAAGATTAGTGATTCGAGTTCAAAGGTGAAGCCGTTCCCCATACTGGAGAACTTCTCCCACCTAATAATCGAATTCTCATGACGACCGAGAGGTGTCCTGCAAGCATTAAGAAGCTTAAACCAGTCAGGGGGCATTACTTCCCTAACTAGCTCACGGCTAATACTATCGCTCGCAGACGAGAAATCGACAGTAGCAAGATGACCTTGTTTAGAGGCTAATCGAGCCAACTGCTGATTCCTGTCCTGATGATTCAGGTCGACACCTCGCCTTTGAAGTCTACGACGGATCATGCTACCGATTGACTTTTGAAACCAGAGATTTACACCTGGCTCAACGGCAATCACACGATCCGTCTTCGAATTCTTAGGCACAGTGACTATAGAGTTCCCTACCTGTGGATTGAAACAAGATTCGCCAAAACTGGCCGTCAAATGTTCATACCACCGGGGGTAGGCGTGAGGAAACCAATCGCCTACAAGGGAGTACAAATCACGTGTTATTCCATTTTCGCAATGGAACTTGTTGACCGCCGAGACGTGC